GTGGAAGTCGTAGCCATCTTTACTCCTAAAAGTTCGGATTCCGAGATGGGTCATCCACGGAATACATTATACATAAATTATTAAAATCAACCAATAATTGCATATCTATACTTCTTATTAGCTGTTGAATTGGCAAAGTGGGTAATCGTAGCCGTACCTTGTCCTTGGGAACTAGCGTAGATGTTTGTTGAGGCAGCAAGTGACACTAAGTTAACAGTCGCTATCACAGATGGCGTAGATGGTCTTGTGGGGCTTGTTCCAGCAACATAATGCTCAATTACCACACCAGTATCTGACGCTCTCCACATTAACTGGATATAGTCATTAGCCGCCAAATCTACAAAGAAGTTCATTGCCCCAATCAAGTGGTAAGGGTCACCAGATGCTTTTCTCTGGGCTAAACCAAACCTACTATTGGAAGCAGCTATATCTGTTCCGTTCTTTCTGAACCAAATATCAGCATCTTGCGAGTCGTTTGTTGTGTTTTTCAGTTGGATACTAAACTGTATGTTATATAACCCTGCCGCTTTTACATTCAACCTAGAACTATTTGATAAAGTAACCCCATTAGAGAAGTCTGTTGTATCAAAGGTAATAGGATAGGCAGTCGTTGTATTAGCTACAGTCTGGTCTGTTCCGTCTTGAAAAGCCCCATAAGGAGAGTAATCAGCAAAAGCAGCAGCAGAGGCAGGGACAAAGACAATCACGCTATCTGGGCCAATCCTTCTGTCTGTCAAAGTGGTAGTTAAAGCCCCACCAGTTGCCAGAGTCAAAGTCCCTGTGTTATTGGTCTTTCCGTCCATGATGCCACGGACTACTTCAGCCACAGCCCTCTGGTCACCACCAAACGCAGGTAGGCTTCTAAACATCAGCGAACCCCTTGTGGCGTAATATCCACATCTACAGCCACAGCAGTTTTCCAGTTAGAACCAGTAGGCACTAGGTTTAATCTATGGTATCTACCTGCACTACGCAAAGAAACTCTGTTATCAGAGTCAGCAGCTACAGAAGTTCCATAAATGACAGATTGATTTAACAGTTGACGAGAAGCTATCGAAATAGAACCAGAACCATTGTCAACAATAGGTCTAGCTAGTGTTACTACTGAGTTAGCCCCAATATCTATATCTCCAGTTGAAATATTCCCTGTAAGGTTTGCACCAGTAAATGTGTAAACTCTAGTTCCGTAAGTTCCACCTAAGAAATATTTACCGCCAATAAATAGCAAAGAATCTAAACTTGTTGTCAAAGCGTCAATGCTTCCTGAGATAGCATCTAAATCTTCTAGCGTTAATGCGCCTGATGAGACTTCACCCAAGTAATCAGTATTTGCATCTGCATAAGTCCACTTTTTAGTTGCAAAGTTGTAAATTATTAACTTACGATTTGCGTCAACTGATTTGTAATTCCAAATTACTAATTTGCGAACAGGGTCAATAGTGGCAGACATTGTTTTATAGTCTGCCTCACTAGCGTCACTAAGGAAGAATCTATCTATCTTCTCAGCACCGATAGGAACAACATTCTGTCCATCGCACATATAGAAACCATCATCTGACAAAAAGAAAGTTATACCTTGGTATTGTGCAATTGAGCCAGCTACCATGCAACCTTTATTCCTAGAGATATTGTCAAACTGGAAGATAAACGGAGTACCCACATAAGTCATCCGAGATATTGAACGCTCTAGCAGAACTATACCAAACTCACCACCACGGATTCCAACAATCTGCCCACCATCAGGAATGTCCTGATAATCAGACTGAGTGTTTACATTCTCTGTCCAATCTGTTTCATCATTGATTGCTGACCAACGAACACGATATTGTTGCTGTACAGAACTTTCGTAAGTATTAGCACAAACCACAAAATCACGAACTACAGTAATGAATTTAGCAATGGGCGCATTAGCTGCAACATCAGAAAAAGTGCTAGACGTTCCAAGCACCCATGATTTTAGCTTTTCAGCGTTATTACAAGCAATAACAGTTTTACCAAACTGAGTAAACCTTACTCTGTCGTTTGCGCCTGTTGTTAAACCTGTATTAACTTGGGTAAGTGTTCCAGATGAACCAACTGTATAAATCTTGGATGCGCCAGCAGCAAATGAATATGTAGTGCCATCTGGTGCTTTTCCAGCATACAAAGAAGTTAGGTTTTCAGCAGCAGCACTAGAAAATGATACAGGCGAGGGGAGTGGCCCGTACCCAATAGCTTGAGACACTACATTTTTAGCGTCTGTCAATGAGCCAGATAAGCCTGTTTGGTCAGGCATCCATTCGCCAAGTGTTATTCGTTGTGTAGCCATTATCTTAACCTTGTCTCAACCATGTATTTGACCCTTGAGCCTGAATTGTCCATGTATTGTCATTAGCAGATACTGGAGTCCATGTGTTTGTGTCACCAGAAACAACTGTCCAAGTATTGCTATCAGTAGAAACTGGTGTCCAAGTGTTATTGTCTTGTGGTACTGGAGTCCAGTTATCACCTAACCTTACACCTTTAGCTGTAACTGTTGCTAGACCTGATACCGAGGCTACCCCTGCATAAATTGCAGACGCACTAGCGACAACATTAGCATTTGCGTTTATGCTTGCTACAGCACCTACAATCAAACCACCATTAGCTACTACTGTTACGTTACCAGTAACTGAACCACTTGCTAGTTGCACTCTAATAGCATCAGCCGTTACAGTCGCATTAGACGTTACAGAAGCTACTGCATTTGCTACGATTCCACCAAGAGCCGTAACAGTAGCATTTCCAGTTATATCTGCAATACCAAACTGGACACGAGTTCCAGTAGCTATTACATCTGCATTAGCGGTAATACTTCCACTAGCAAACTGGACACGAACAGCATCAGCAGTAACAGTAGCATTGCCATCAATAGCACCAGAGCCAAACTGCACCCTCGTTGCATCACAAACTACACCAGTATTAACAGTAATACTTGCGCTAGCTAACTGTACCCTTATAGCGTCTGCTACTACTGTCGCTGTACCATCTACTGCCCCACTACCACTCTGAACCCTTGTGCCATCTGCTGTAACGCTTGCAGACGCAGTTACAGACCCATAGGCATCCCATAGGGTTACAGATGTTGTGTAAAGTGGACTATCGAGTGTGAGTGTTAAGTCATCAATGCTAGACTTTAAATTGTCTAGCGAGTCAATCGTCCACGGAGGCAGTAAATCAGCCATCTCACGCCAAAGTAACGCTCAATGAACCAGAGGCGACACGGAACACATCACCAGTTGCAATCGTCTTAGAAGCATCTAGTGGTGAGTGATACAGCAAGTTGCCTGTAGTCAAAGCATCACGGATTCCAATGTGTGTGATTGTTCCCCATGCACCGCCAGCTTGAGGAAACTCAATAGCAGCAGAGTTAGTAGAAGCACCATTGGAAGGCGCACCAAAAGTAATAGCCTGACGAGCATAGCTAGTGCCAGAACACTCAGTACCAGTATCAGCATCTGTTGGGTCAGTCGTATAAAGTGCCAAGTACACAGTCGTTGGTGCTGTGTAAGCAGTTGCTCTCAATGTCACATTGATAAGAGCATTTTCCAAGTAGTTAGACATTTCAGCCATGATTTCACCTTGATGTTAATTTTATTGACAGGGGTACACCAGAGTATTGAGTGCTTTCATCAGACTTGGTGAGAGAAGAAATTGCTCTATCGTACATAGTTCCCCATGTGTTAATACGAGCATCGTTCATTAGATAAGGCTCAGCTTCAATCAAAGAAGCGTAAAGTAAGCCATCAGGGGCTGTAGTCAGAAATACGTTAGATGTGTTACTGCTAGACAAGTATGCTGGCGCAGCGTAATAAAGCATCTTTAACGTATAAACAGCATCAGGGGAAGGTGCTAACTGAAACTCAGAAGCAAGAATAGTGTAAGACCTTGGAACACCAACTTCTGATGTTCTTGGGTCATTGGATAACGATGAAGGACTAGAGTAACTCAATGGAGTTATTGGGTTTGTCATCACAACAAAGTCACGAATCTCTAAGAAGTCGCTAGGTACTTCTACAGTTGCATCAGCTTTGACAGTTGAAGTTGTAACAGATTTAAGCATTTGACGAATACGCAGTTCTCTACGCAAACGATTCTCAGCCAAAGTAATAAAGTCTGGGATGATGCTTGTCAAGTCAGACCTAGCCAAATAGTTGGCTATTGAAGTCTGTAAATCAGAGTAGGTAGCAAAACTCATACAACTCCTGTCCGAGTTCTAAAAACTCTGTTATCACGCTCGTTTAACCACGCTTTGAATCTTTTTTCATCAATCACATCAAAGCCACGCATAACGCCTTGTTTATTGAGTTCATCAATAACTGTAAATGGTATAGACGCTATCTTGTTTCCAAACAACTCATCAGACCATTTAGCACGTTCATCAAAGGAGTTATATTCTTTTTTGTTCTGCTCAATGATTCCTGTAATGTCTTGCTTAGTCTCAATGACAATACCGCCATCGCCATCAGCATGGACTACAGAATCTCTAAATTTAACAGGGTTTTGCATACACTAATTCTAT